ACATTACTCTTGACAACTGTACAACACCGACTGATTGAACTAACCGATGGACTTCGTCTTTTTGTTCTTCTGTCATTGAAATACCTCCTTTTGTCTATAGTTAATTGACGTTCTTGACAAAATTACAATTTTTTGCTCAAATCAATTCATTTTGAGTAAAATTTCAAAGTTAAACATTGCTAAAAGTAACAATCTGTAAGCAAATTATTCGTATATCATTATTCTATATCCTTATATTCCGATTTTGCATCGAAACAAGGACACCATTTCTTCCATTTTCTTGTATCACTCCCCCAAATATCACGATGTCCCATTATTATCGCCTGCGGGAATTGCGCGCGCAACTCTTTCAAGAGGTTTCTCAGGGCTACCTTCTGAGCCTCCGTTCTGTTGTCGATAGGCTTACCTTTGCTATCAATGCCACCTACGTATGCAATATTGATAGCAGTAGAGTTGTAGCCCTGCACGCCATTACTAACCTTGCTGATGTCTAACAACTGATGTATAACACCATCTTCCGTTACCACCTTGTGATAGCCTGGATTTCTCCAACCCTTCGCCTTAAACTCTGCCAACAGTTCCTTGACTCCCCACTTCTGAGATGAAGCGGTACAATGAACGAAAATTCTTTTTATCTGTCTCATAATAATGAATCTAAAATTAAGTAATTAATAATACTACCGAGTAAGATTACTACGGAATACCTCACAATATCTTCCCACTCAAACTTCGCCAAGTGATAGTGCTTGTACTGATAAATCTCTCTACCTACCATTACTGGCAAAGCAAGCAGACCTACCAATATGCTGATAAGCAGCCAACAAGCAAGACCTATCCAGTCTCGCTTGTTTACTTTTAATATATTTCTCATCATACTCAGAACTATATTTCCTTTATCCCCATTTCATCCCCAATGGAAAGAAGTTCTTTGGCTCTTGCCTTGCACTTCTCTCTGTACACCTGAAACTCATTGAACTCATTCATCTTCTCATTGGATTCCTCCTCGCTTACACTTGAAGGATTCTGCATAAGCATAATACAGTTACTTACTATTGCCTCAACCTCATTCTCAGAGTACTTATGTCTGATAAGGGCTGAGACGATGGCACCATAGTTCCATACCGATGGTGGAAGTGTTATGTAATTGTCCTCCAACCCAATAAAAGTTATAACCTTTCTTCCTATGCAATTATTGATTATTATATCTTTATTCATCTTTATTTTTATTTTAATCTGTTATTTTTAAAGAAATCATTGGTCTTACATTGAAATCAATACTCTTAAATCCTAAACCATATCCTGAATCATATCCTATCAGTTCATTACTTACGGATACAATAGAGTTAGAATTTAATTCTGTAGAACTATTATAAATACCTTTCAAAACTGTAAATCGTCCATCTATATAAGCTTGTGAAAAAATGGCGTGCTCGGACATATTATTTACTCCTTTGTTTGAGTGCCATTCTGCTCTTACCATTTCTCCAGAAGAAGGTAAAAACCATTTATGGGCAGATATTTTTTCATCCAATGGATATAGCTTGCTGATAGTTGGCTCATAAGCATAGCTATATGACGCAGCAGGGTAATAGTATGCCTGGTATTCTTTACCATATCTGGTAATTACATTTGCAATATAAGAATCAAGCATTTCTCTTTCCGAGTAGTCACTTGTTGCCCGTGGAATTAACAAATTTATGTTAGAATCTGTCAAAAAGACATCTCTATGACTTATTATTCGCAATGTGTTCAGTTGCCCAGCTGCAATCATGTCTCCGATACCTAAGTTTATATCATCAAAATAGCTCTTTAGTTCAGCATAAATATCTGAGGTTATTGCAGTAAATCCAATGTCACCAATAGTTGTATTTTTATTATATACTTTGAAGCCATCATTAGAGATATTGCCATCATAAATGTGTGCGTCATCAATAACTGGACCCAATGGGGAATATATGTTTGTTAAGGCTTTAATATCATAAACATTTAATAATGTATTATTTACTTCTATATTAGGAAGTTTTACGGTATCAATTCCCCAAACATAAGTTTTTGATAAATTTGAGAGTGCCATAAATGTTGCATATTCTCTATTTTTTGGCTCAATATATACACATACTGCAACAGGAATTTTTCCGTACATTAATTTTTTACTATATGTTGCATCATTAAATAGATAAGCTCCAAGAGTTAATTTTTCTTTGTAGAAAAATATGTCTTTTGATGATGTTATAGTCTCTCCTGTTTCTAATTTAAGTGACACAGATATGGTGGCACCATCATTAGATTCAATGTTACCTATCTTATTTACATGCAAGATTCCAGTGGATTCTTCTATAAAAGCAAAATCATTATCACTTATGCTCCATGAAACAGCAGTTACATTATTTCCATTAGGAATAGCATTTATACTAAATGGGTATTTCCCTATTTTGTAAAAATACGTATCTCCAAAAATATCAGCTCTTTCAATATTTACTTTAGGATATGTTATAAACAAGCTGTTATTCTCATTATCTATATCACCGAAAGCTTTTATTAACAATATTTTTGTATTTATATCAACAGAAACATCGGTAACCACTATTTTCCCTTGCAATGTCGCACCTTTATTTGCTAAGGATATTAATATATCTATGTTTGATATATTCCAATTAATGCCCTTTAATACAACATTGTTCAATTTAGCTCCTGAATCGTAACAAGACTTGACTATCTCATAGCTATCCAAGTTAGGGCAATCCTCAATGTGCAAGGTCTCAATGTTTGAGTAACCAGCCACTTGAAGATAACGAGCTTGCAAGTTTGTATATCCAACAAGGTTGAGTTCCTTGATAGAATTAGGAAGAACCAGCTTCGTGAGCATATCAGTAGGAGGTGTCGTTACACCTGTAATAGGAGTATTGGTAAAGTCAATCTCCTCCAAGAGGTCAGAGGATAAGATGATACTCTTTTTCAGGTTCTTCACGTTCCTGACAATCACCTGTCTCAGCATACCCATCTTGCTGAGGTCAAAATTCAGTCCTGCCTCTCTTGTGTTTGGCTTGGATGCGGTATAGTTCATAACGAACTTTGTGAGCCTTTTCAACAAGTCCATGTGGAGGTCAAACTTAAAGTCGCCAAGACCTTCCAAGCCATAGATGGTGTAATTTCCATTGATACCCTTAGTATATGTTGATAACTCTGTGATAAGGTCTGCATCATCAATATCGAAAGTCGCATCCTGCGGGTTGGAAAACTTGAACGGCATATACGAATAAGTGCCTGGTTTGATATTACGATGATCATCAAAGTTGTTTACACCCCACTGCAAGGTACAATAGATGGCTTGGTAATGCTTGATAGCAAGACCCCTACCATCTTCATACAAACGCAGACGAAGGTTATTGCTAACAGACGAGCCGCAGTGATACTTACTATCAAGGTATCTCTGGCGCTTGCCAAAGAAGTAGTCCGTCACTTGCACCTTGTCACCATACGCCTTTGTAAAGTTGTTGGTATTTGCATATCCGAAGGCATCTGCATTATACAGATTCTCGCACCAACACTTCCAGAAGTCCTTATACTTCGTGAGCATGTCTTGATAAGTAAGACCATTTCCTCTCATCGATTTATACATGGATTCCACTTCATTAGGGAAGCAATTTACAATATTATCCCACAAGGCAGACAGTCTGCCATTGAATACCGGATTAAAACCTTCCGGACAATTCGGTTTGTATGAGTTCGTGGTCTCATCATAGACCTCTCCGTTAATCTGTACAGTCTCATCTGTTGCCGGATTGTAACAGTCGTTCCACTCGTGGTAGTATCTGAATGATAACACACCCGAATTATTGAAAAGGGACTGGCTGTCCGTGTCCCTCAGAAATATATCAGCCTTAGCTTCTTTTACTGTCTTTGCCATAATTATTCTTCATTCCAAGTTATTGTATCAAATGCCAAACTCATATTCTTATCCATGGAATCCATACCGATGATCCACTGACAGAAGTTGAAATAGAATATCGCACTATCAAGTCTCAGGTATATACTTGCTTCCACTGTAAACTTCGCACGTCTGTATGCAGGATTATCCTTCTCATAAGTCGTTCCGTTATAGACTACCGGAGCAGGAAGTGTTGCATAATCGCCATGCTCACGCTTGTATCTCTCGGCAAGGAGAACATTGGTGGAAACCACCCAGTTGTGGAAACGCTTGATGACCGCAAGCTCCTGATTGGTAGCATCGATGTTATCCGTAGTTTTCTTTGCCACACCAAGCTTATTTGCTTTATTGGTAGGCGATTTCTTCGGTACTCTCGCATAGTAAAGCGGAATACCGGTGAGCACACTTTTCTGTAAGGAATCGCCAACAACGCTATAATCTCCAGCCTCCTGATTGAACATGTTGACATTCTCATCTATCTCCCATATCTGAGCCTTCATATAGTCCTTTGCAGGGAATCCAAGGAAGGACGCAGAATATTTGTTGTTAATGAAATTGTATATGCTGAGGAAGGTAGGCGCAGCAGTTCCACTCGTTGAGGTTCTTCGGAATCCTATCTCAGGGAAACCGCTAAGAGACTTTCTGTATGTGACAGCCTTACCTAAATCTGCCTGTTCCTTCTGATAGGCAGTATAGAGAGACTCATTACTTTTAGCACAAGCCAGAAGTATCTGCTGATACATATTCATGGCATGAATGTTGACGATACCTTCAGATGAAGCAAAGTTTACCTTGTGAACCATTTCCTTCTCACCAGTCTCCACACCTATAGTGATAGAGTAAAGTGTATGATTCTCTGTTTCGCCAACCAATCCTACGGTAATATTTACAGACTCGCCATTTCCAGTTTCAAATATCTCGGCAAAGTTCTTATATGGCAGAGGGTAACCGTTTGAAGAGGTACCATCGGCATTGAACATGTGTGCGCCTACGGTGAATGGAGCTTGTGCCCAACCATCTGTAGCCTTGTTCCAAAGTGGATTTTCAAAGGTCGTACCGTTAATTGGGACATTATCATTGTTCTTATTGTAAGGCAAGTTATCGATATTCCATACGATGATAGGAGATTGAGGTAACGCCTTTTTCACCTTCTCATAAGAGATAATCTCATCAGGATTATGGATATTGCCACTGCTGTTGAGAATATCATTGCGCTTGGCAAGGTTTATCTTTCCGTAATGGTCAAAGATTCCGTTACTATCATACACATCATTAACGTCCGGTGTATCGTAAGCAAAATTATCCAGGGCTTGATAAGGGTTGATGGATTTCTCATAACCCCTTATAGAATAGAGGATGACCTTTGCCATAGCAGAACCTATGACTATATCCTTCGGAGTTCCCTGCTTCCAGTTTGCGTTAGAATAATCGAACATTCTGACACATACACCATTGATACACAGATAAACCAAGTTCACGTCCTTCTCTGTCGCATCACCACCACCCAGATTGTTGACCGTATGAGTGGTAGTTCCGTCGATAGACAGAGAGAATTTTATTCGCTTGGTCTCAGGATAGTAGGTGATTACACGATCCGTAGAACATCTTACCTCGATTTTATTTGCGTATATGCGGAAGCCAGTTGTATCATCCATGCAATCTACGATGACCGCATTTTCATCAGAACAGATACCTGTCTCGAACTCAATCTCGATGGTTCTTCCCTTCTTGTTTCCACTCACACCGAAGTTCTCTGCGAAAGGTTGCCAGTCTTTTAATGTGACGGACTTTCCGGCTCCGATGGTCATGCCTTTTCCATCAAGGAATCCGTTATAAGCATTCAACTTAAAGTTGGCAGAACGCTCAAGATAGGAAGTTCTTACTCCTTCGTAATAACTCTCCAGGTTCTCAATACCCTTATCGGAGTTTGTCTTACCCTTCATGGAGTAATATACCTTGCATTCGCTGACTGGCTGCAAGGTAACTCCTGCACCCTTGATGGTTACATCGTGGGTTACACTCACCTCGCCAATAGATATGACTACACTAATCTTTGGAGCATAGTCATTTAAATCCAATGGAACAGTAGCCTTTAAAGGTGTCTCACCTGATGTATGGTTATCATCTACGATACATAACTGGTCCGTCAGAACGATTTCTTCTGTATTGTTATTATACAAGACCTTGATTTCGATTGCAACCTGTGAGCCAATCTCATTGTCAGGAAGGTAGAAATAATAAGGTACTTGAATGGTAGAATACTGGGTAGCAGATACAGGAGCGTCTTTTCCTATAGCGATGGCAGGAGTATTGCCCTTCTTGATATAGGAAGTTCGTATCTTGTCTGTTGTGATGCCATACTCTGAATTGACTGCCCATACTTCAATTTCATGCTTACCCGCAAGATAAGTACCTTTTGAGTCAATAACAAACTCACCAGATGAGTTATTGATGGTTTTGGTCATGGTTTCACTACCATTGCCATTGCTTACCTTGCAATAGACTGTAGCATTCGCACCCTGACAATTCACACGCAAAGACCACTTTCCATCCCTTACGGCAGTTTCTACATAACTCGCATCAAAAGAGAGGTTGATAGATACCGTTCTGATACTGAAAGAGAAAGTTCTGCTTTGACCGTGCGTATTCGCCACAGTAATCTTTACAGTATTCGTTTCTGAGACAAGATAGTTGGTCAAGTCAACATTATAATTGTTGCCGGTTGCCGTACCAGAAGCTTCAAGCGTCTGTTTCAACTCCGGAATATCAACACCGTTCACAGATACCACAAGAGTTCCGCTGGTCTCATCCTTTTCGGAAGGCTCTCCGTAGTAACTATTGTAATTTATGGTTGCAATACACTCTGTTCCCTTTACGATGACATCATTAGGTCTCTTTACCATAGATGTTCGCAGGATATACTGGAGTTCGGCTTTAGCCGTAACAAAGTCATACGACTGTTTGACGTTATCGGCATACTTATCCTTGTCGTTATACCACTGGCGATAACTGTTCTCATCCGAAAAGAACCTCCAATAGATGTGCGAGTTGTTTCCCTCCGGCACTACTTCTTGGTCAATGTAACCGAACTTCCCATCTTTTAGGGAAATCAAGTTATCCTTGATGAGCTTCTGTACCCATTTACCCAAGTAACCTCCCCAATCGTAAGTGAGGTCAGGTATTTCCTTGTCTATTTTTTCTGTTGCCATATCTTATAATTAATTTTTCCAAGTTTCATCATCAATCCAGTGTTTCTCATTGACCCACCATCCACTTCCAAAGCAGCTTCTGATAGCTTGCCAAATAAGAACACTTCCCTTATATACTGCCGAGATCACATTACTTCCTAACCTGATAGCAGAGATTTCTTTATTTCCTAACTTGATCATAGGCTATTCCTCCGTAAGCATATAGTAAGTGTCTGGCTCTTTTTTTTCCAAAGCCTCGTAAGCCGCTTCCGACATACTCACAAACTTCGTGATAGTGGATGATAAGTCGTTGAGTTTGTCACTAACAGCCTTCTGGCTCATCACCTTATCCTCAGCTTCTCCTGATTCCTGGACAACACTCTCCTTGTCGAACTTCTTAGCCAATGCATCATTCAAGGCCTTCTGGCTCATCACCTTATCCTCAGCTTCTCCTGATTCCTGGACAACACTCTCCTTGTCGAACTTCTTAGCCAATGCATCATTCAAGGCCTTCTGGCTCATCACCTTATCCTCAGCTTCTCCTGATTCCTGGACAACACTCTCCTTGTCGAACTTCTTAGCCAATGCAACATTCAAGGCCTTCTGGCTTACAACCTTATTGGTGCTCACGCCCAACTCCTGAGCCACTTCCAGCAAGGTTGTGTTTACCCAGCTGCTGCCATTCTCAGAATAGAGCACATTGATGCCCTGAGGAACTACGAGACCACCAAAGTTCTTATAAGTACCAGCTATGGTCGCAAAATAATACATCTTGGCATCGATAGCCTTAGCTGGCACAGTGTCAAGACTAGCCACGCCCATATACGTAGCACATCTTACGAGCTTAAACTTTTCTATGATATTTGTTATCAACTCGTCCCAATAGCTATCCCTCTTGGCATTTACACACCAAGTTCCTCTGTCTGCATTCCAGTAATGAGCCCAACCGTCTATCACCACAAAGTCACCGGTCACACCACCAGTAGGGAACTTTCGGTTCACCTCATAGATGCTGCCATATTCTCCCTTGTAATGAGGATCTTCTTTATTAATATCGTTAGCCATAAAATATTATATTTGAGATAGTTGGTTATACTTTTCTGCCAAATCGCTTTCCTTCTTACTTACCAGGAAGATGCTGATGGCACGATAGATAAGATATTTCTTGCATTCATCTGTAAGGGAAAGGATAATCTTCTGATCGGTTACTTCGTTTTCATGCCCAGTATCAGTGGAATACACATCCTCTAACTTTTGATAAGGGATATACGTGAACAGTTCAACCTCATGATCATATACAGCTCCAACAGGTGCATGGTTGGCATCATACTTTCCGGCAGTCCAGTACATCAGCACTCGCTTTCCTGTAGTTGGCGATGTGGTAATCATGCCCTTTGGCTTCTGTGGTGTTCCCCTGGTCCACCGGGAGGCTTGCATCTGAGCCTCCTTGCTGCCTGGTTCCATCAGCATCGTCAGCGTGCTTTGCCAACTTTTTAGTTTCAGTTCTACCAGTCTCAGCCAATCGTCAGGAATTGTCAGGCATCCATGACCATCTGTAAACTGTGTTTGGATGGCATCATAATCTTGATTGCCACTTTCATTCAGCGAAACTTCCACCCTTTTGGGGAGAATCATTTGCGCTGGTGCTTGCAGCAGAATCTGTTGTGCTGCCGTTTCAATGGCTTGCTTCATTTCCGTGTCCGAATCATCCGTAATGATGTCATTCACCTCATCATGGATCACTTCGTCCATAGCTATGCGCATTTCCTTCACAAGGTCACTCATAAGAACTTCCATAAGCAAGAAACCTATTAACTAAAAATTATAAACTAAAACTCAATCACCACACCCAGCTCTTTAGCCTTCTTCTTCACACTCTCAGGTGATTTCAGTTTCCTTACATCCACCTTATAGGTCTTCTGGAGATAGTTCTTGGCCTTGGTGATATTCTCGAAATGAAGGGCATTTTCGTCCTTCACCTGCTCTTCTTTTTGATGTTGAATCTGCTCCTCTTCCGGCTGGCTCTCATCAATGATACGGCCTGCCTTCGTAAGAGGATGTTTCCTGATGCATTCTGCCACCTGCTTGTTATCCGTAATGTACGAATAGGCATCGTTGCCGCACCGCTCAAACTCAATGTTCTTGATCAGGCCGCTCGGCAGAGTCACCACAAAAATGAGCATGCTCTTAGCTACAAATCTATACATATCTATTTGTGTTTATGGTGAAGGGATAGCGAGGCTGCATTAGCCTCAACTATCCCCTAGATTGATATATGTAGAAAACTATCAGTTTCCTATACGATGATTACGCTGCCTCCAGAATCTCCTCATCTGTCACGCCATCACCAGTGAAAACTGGTCGGGCTACACGCGCATGAGCATCAGGGAAGGTCAGTACCCAGCAGCTATACTCCTCCATCACAACACCTGCTGTGTTACGAATCAAGAGATCCTTAGCGTTAAACTCATTTCTGGTCCATGTGCCGAATACATACTTATCCAGATAACGAGCATCCAGGCAGAAAGCTCTACCATCCATACCCCAGGAGTTAAAAGCATCGTGACGATAAATCAGAATCTTAGTACCCATACTCTCGAACTTCTCAAAATCAAGTTTCCAACCCTGATAGTCCTTTTCTGTCTGGGTAATGATACGCTTGTTAGAGCGAAGGTTAGCAAATGCCTGATAGATCAAGTTGTCAACAAAGAGGAGTTTGGTACGGCTGGAGTTACCTGCACCCTTCAACATAGCAGCAATAAACTGAGTCAATTCTTTCTCGCTGATTACATACTCGTATACCTGCTTCACAACCTCAGTTGTACCATCATCAGAGTTCGTAACCTTTACCTTCGTTGTTACAGGAACAAGATCGCCTTTAGCGTTCCTTTGCATCTTTGGCTCCCAGTGACCTATCTGCAAATCCTTTCCAGCTTCCCAGAAGATGCCGCCCATAGTGTATACCATACCGACATCCTTTCCACCATTCGACTGAGAACGATAGCCAAAGAGACCACTCAACTCCTGACCCTGACGCATATCGTCCATCGCCATTTTCTCCTGTCTGGTGAAGTCCCACTGAACCTGGGTCTTCATCATACGGTCAATAAGAGATTCCTCTACTTGCATGATGAATCGCTGGCAATACTGGAAACTCTTGTCAGGCATAGAATAGTAACTACCTGTTTCAACCTCCTTTTCTCCAGCGGCTCTACCAAGTCGCATTACTACTGTTCCAATGGCAATATCCTCAGGAATGTCTCTGTTACCACGTGATGCATTCTTTTTGCCATTCAGTGCATAACAGGTTGGATTACCATCGTTGTCAACAGACGTAACTCGCAACTGCAGAGGAATCATCTTGCTTCTGTCGGTACCATTATCATCATAACCTAACATGTCGTTAACCATAATAATGTCACCAATACCAAACACAGTAGGATTTTCTACCTTAAATGTCACTGAGCCACCATTTGTAGTTTTAGCAAGTTTCTCAGTTAGTTTGGTTTTGATTGGTCGCTGACCGATGGAATAATACTCGATGCGGTTGCTGTCAACAGGAGTCATTCGTTTCGAAGCTCGAAGAATCTGATCGATAGGGCAACTCTCCAATTTCATTTCTACCACGGTTGGGTTAACATGTGCTACATAGTAGTCCCAATTTCCCATTTTTTCCTGCTGCTCCTGACTAGCAGCTGCCCATTTAGGACCAGTACCACCAACACCAGGACCATCTGTAGGACCAGTCGGGCCACCACCACCTTCACCAGTAGGAACAGCAGGAGGATTTTCTGCCATCGCATAAGAGCTTCCACCACTAAGGATCATGACGAGCACCGCCATCATGAAACCAAACCATTTCTTAAACTGTTTCATAATCGATACATTTAAAATTATTAATTATAAATTTCTAATTCTACATTCCAATCATCTTGCTGTACACCTGTTCTGTACGGCTCTTTTCCTTTGGTAATGAAGGTGCTCCACCGCCTCCATCGATGTTGATGTTCTTCTTGCCGCCCTGCTTGCCATCATGCAGTTGTTTCTGCTGGTCAATCTTCTCGTTCTTTCCACGCTTGTAGCCTCGCTCTTCTGCATCAGCCACAGCTTTGTCGAAGTCCTTGATCTGGAAAAGGCGCAAGAAGTCTTCCTTTTTCAAGCCATACCGAGCTGCACGCCATACGAAACCATCATCATCGTGATCCTCGCCATCATCGCTACGCTTGTAAATCCATTCTATCAAATCGGTAATCGCCTCAGGCTTCAATTTCGCTTCTTTAATAGCAGCGTCAAGTTCGGCATCTTCCAGCTTCATATTGGCAGCAAGTTGCTCATTGCCCTTTGCAAGTTTCTCGCTGGCTTCAAGTTTCTCTTTTTCGCTAGCTTTCAAGCGTGCCTTAGCCTTCTCGTCACCATTGATGGCATCAACATAGTCCTGCCCCATTTCATCTATAATGAAATCGATAAAATTGAAGTCGCTGCCATCGGCATTTTTCTTGGTCACAAGACCTGTCACCAGACTTGGAGCATGCGGGTTGTCCTGCAACATTTTGTTGAAGTCATCCATTTTCTGCTTATTCTGGTCATACTGGTCGTAATCGGTCGAAAGTTGACCATAAACAGCCTCATCATCGTCCATATTCAAGTCAGGATAACGCTGAGCAAGACGCTCTCTGAAAGAATCTCGCTTTGACTTAACTTTCTGATTATCAATAGTTTCCTTTGCCATAAATATTCATTTTTAATATTTGTGTGCTAAATTAAGGAAAATTTCGCATTACTTTGTGATAAGTTCTGCATCTTGATGATTTAATTTTGCTGGTATGAAACATCTAAATTCCATATCCGAAATTTACCTTAAAAGAGACCAAGAAATGTATCTGCTCTTTCGTAAGGCCAAGAGGATGGTAGAATATCCTACCACCATGGCTAAGATATGCGATTACATCGCCAAGATGCCTGCCTCTTGCTATTATCTTGCCGATAGCACAGCCTATCGGTATGTATGTAAACGCATCAAGGGGGATAAGCCTAAATTCGGCAAATACCAAGCCATGAAAGAAAAACTCTTTGAAGATTTCTATCAGGATTTCTTACGTCTACGGCAAATGGATCAATACAAGGAATACAATACCAAAAATCTTGTGTATGTATGCCTGAATCTTCCTGCGCCCAATTTGGGTATGGCTCCACGCTACATACAGATGAAAATAAACAATTATTTCCGCAATAAGAAAACATCATTCATAACTCGATAAATCACTTCCATTATGCGTACATTATATATTACACTTTTCATCATCCTCCTGATGGCTTTCATCATTCCGCTTCATGCCTCGCTGGCTGTGTCTCCATCATCGCCATTATACACCCATTTCACCTATATGTTCGGTCATGCCAACTTTATACACTGGTGTATCAACGCCTGGTGCATATTGATGGTTCATCATCAGTTCCGTTTCCATCGCCTACTGGCAGCATGGCTTTGCTCCGTGTTGTTGTCGTTCATATACTATCCGGCATTACCTGTATTGGGTGCATCCGTATTGATTTCATTTTTCATGGGATTCTCTGCGCAATGGTATTATCGGTATCACCGCATCTACTTCTGGCAGATGATGCTCGGTATGGCTATAGGTTTCCTTCTCCCTTACATAGCTGGTATCTTCCACATAGTTCTATTCTGTTTAGGTTTCATTTATGCTAAGGCAGAGAGATTTATCCGACATGCCAACACACTTAACATTTAACATTCAACACTTAACATTATTATATTTAACGAATGCCAGTAGCAAAATCCTCCTTAAAGGTTCGACCTCAGCTGCAGATTTCTGATAAGAAGCTCAAAGAGATTCTTGAAGAAGATAAGAGAAGACTCAAAAGTCTCCTCGCTAGTTATCGTCCCATTACTGGAGAGAATGCCCCTGGACTTCGATTCGAATGCGTCATCACTGATTTTCTGAATGGAAAGAAACTCTGGCTCCCGGTGGAAATGTTGAAGGAAAAGAAGTTCTGCGCCATCATCAAGTGTGGATCTATAGAGGCCTTTTGCGATAAGTACATGCCAGACTTCGACCAAGAGAAGGCTCGCGATGCTGTCTTCCGCTATCTCATACGCCTGCGCTGTAAGCACGATTTCTATTTCTTCGCCTATGCCTATGCCCGAATCAAGAATAAGGATGGAGGTGAAGATATACCTTTTCTTCTCAACCATGCCCAGTTAGGTCTTACTAAGGAGTTTGAAAGCCAGCGACTTCATGGCGAACTAGGCTCTATACTGGTTATACTCCTCAAATGCCGCCAGTGGGGCGGATCTACAGATACTGACATCTACATGGGATGGATTCAGATATTCTGGATGATTAACTGGAACAGTAATATCATCGGTCACCAGTCTTCATCATCTACACAGGTGTTCGATATGTATGAGAAATTGATGAATGCTATTCCTACATGGCTGTTCTATGATATAGGAGAACCTTTCAAAGAGGATCCTCGCAAACTCAGAACGTCAAGCACACAGAATAACATCAAGTATCTCATCCCTCGTTCTTGTAAGATACAGACCGGCTCGGCCAGAAACCCAGAGTCCTGCCGTTCTGCAGATGCTGCTATGGCACATATTACAGAGGAAGCCTTCTTCCCTAACACCACAGAGTGGACACCTCAGAAGGTAATCAATGCCGCTGTTTCTTCTATCCGTGTCACCGTGCCATTAACATTCATAGTCCGAGAATCAACGCCAAACGGACGTGAAAACGAGTTCCATGACGAATGGGTTCGTGCCAACTCTTTCGATAAGGACGGAAAACGTCTCTCCATTTACAAGCCATACTTCGTTCCATGGTTCCATATTGAAAAGTATATCCTTCCTTTCAAGACAGAGCAGGAGAAAATTGACTTTGTTATCTGGTTATACAAGAATCGTGAAGATGAGCAATATCATGGTTCTTACTTCTGGTGGCTTTGGGAAATCAAGGGTGCTACGCTCGAAGGAATCCATTGGTATGTGAACGAGTGCAAGAAGTATAATGACCTAGACGGTATGCGCCAGGAATACCCTTCTGATGATGTAGAAGCCTTCCTCTTCTCTGGTACTACAGTCTTCGACCCATACAAGTTGAAGGAAATGGAAGAGGACTGCAAGGGTATCGAGCCTATCATGGTGGGTGACATTGAAGGTGATTCTTATGATGCTGCCGATGATGCTTGTATGAACAACATCCGCTTCATAGAACGTTCAGGTGGACCATTGAAGGTGTGGGCTGGGCCAGACAACTCTGAGATTGTCAGACATCGGTATATCGTTGCCTGCGATATTGGTGGTTCTCATAAAACCTCCGACTTCTCAGATATTGTAGTCCTTGACCGCTATGATGAAATCTATGGTGGTGTACCGGAAATCGTAGCTGAATGGCATGGTCACTGCGATGCCGATCAGTTGGCTATGCGCTGCGCCCAGATAGCCCATTTCTATAATGATGCGTATCTGGTCATTGAGAACAATACCGCCTACTCGCGCATGAACAATACTGAGGGTAATCAGTCAGAACTGTTCTTCCCTATCCTTCTGCCTCTATACAATAACCTCTATAGCGCATCACAGTCCAAACTGAAGAAGGTGAAGAATATCGAAATGAAATGGGGATTCAACACCAACAAGAATACAAAGGTGGCAGTAGTGAAGACCATGGCCCGCATAATCCGTGATGGTGGCTATATGGAGCGAGAACTTGCGGCAATAGACGAATGTACCTACTTCCTCTATTACAAGCAGAACGATTGCTATGGAGCCGTAGCCGGAAAGCATGATGACCGTGTCATGGCGCGCGCCATTGCTCTCTACGTGGAAAAGGATATGCCAGCACCGGAAATCGTTCCATTCCGTTCAAAGGCAGAGATAGAACGTGAACGTCTCCGCAACCGCCCACCAGTAGTAGCTGATTTGGCCGGAATAGGTGGTGGCAGCTAACCTCTATCTAACCAGCAGCATAATCCGTCCCCTGTATAGTCACCGTTCCAGGCGATTCTATCGCCTGTCCATATAAGTTAATAATTAAAAGTAAAAAGAAAAATGAAACAAAGTTATTCAAACCTGCTGCGTAAGAAGCTCATAGCCATCTACCAGCCTATCGTCACTCGTATCGAACTCTTCCGTGCCACACGCATGTGGCAAAAAGGAGTCAAGGCAACCATTGCCAAGTATAAAGAATGTGGTGCGCCTCGCTTCTACATGCTCTACGACCAGTCGCATAAAGATATGGCGATCATGACCTACGATCCTAACAGAAAGAATATGCTCGCATATCGAAGATTAGTCCAGATGGGCAAGTGGAAGGCAACACGCTACTTCAAGAACGTAGAAGACATCAAGGCTGCCTCCTACTACTACACTCCTTCCAAGTGGGGAGCCATCGGCTGCGATGCCGACAACAAGGTTATGGCCAAGAAGTTGAAACAATGGCAAGAATACTACATGTACCGAGTTTCTACCCCAATGTTTAAGTTACGCATATACAAGAAGAAACATGGTATTGACTAAACAAAAAGAAGAGGAGACCATCACGGCTTCCTCTTCACAATCAAATAACCTTAAAAACTAATAAACCTAAAAAATAAAATAATCTAATCTAAGAACTGAACAACATTTTGTTCAATATTATGAATTACCTAAGAACTTCTTTTCTACATAGCTGCCGAAGGAAGAGCTGCCAAATCATTTGCTCCATCACTGGAATCCTTCAGGTGCGTATCTGGTGCTGCAGTCTGCTGTCCTCCGTCAGAAGGCATCTGCCCATTGGCTGCTTGCTGTGCCTGAAGAGCTTCTAGTTTTTCCAATTGCTCCTTAAAGTATTTCCTCATTCTTCCTGTACCAGGGAAGTTAGCTACTGTAAGCATCGTATATGGATCCATCTTGCCGCTCACCACCATCTGCCAAGCCATATCGTTGTTGGCAGCTCTGATAAGTGGACTGTATGCATCCAAGTCGATAGAAACATCTAAATCCATATCCCTCATGGTCTCTGAATTGAAGTGAATTTCAAATTCATCACCTGTCAGTTTCACGCTGTCAGCATCGGTACAAAATTCCTGTATAAGGTAAAGTTTCTTCTTGGCAACACGTACCTTAAAGTTGTTGAAACTCTCAACAAAGTCCTGTATGGTGGTAGATGATGATTCTCTTTCCAACTGATATTGCTTACCGCTGGTATTCCGGTGCTGTCCTTGAAGAGCACCCTGCACACCACTTCCCTCGCTTGCCATCGTCTTGGCAAAGTTCACCATGAAGTCAACACCTGCCGGAATACTCTTGTTGACCAGTGTCTGAGGTGGTTTACCTCCATTCTTCGAGTTCCACAAGATAATACTATCTGTTTTGGTATAGTTCACCTGCATTTCATCGATGCTCTGTTTCTCGCTCAATGCGTTCTCGTCAACAAGCATCGTTCCCTTGGCACCATTCGCTACAATGAAGTTGATCATCATCATATAATGGTTCAAGGTGCGCTGGTTGTTCTCGGCTCGCATCGTAAAACTTCTTACCTCGCCATTCAAGCATGGATAGGCAACGAAGGTGTATGGATGGATAGAGGTTCTGAATCCGTCCCTGAGTACATAGTATGGTGATTCTCTGGCATCCAGCAGATAGCCATTCGGTGTGATATATCTTCTGAACCAGTAGGTCTCAGCCTCATCCTTAATCTCGATGGTCTTAAGTTCAGAAGGGTCCACATAGTAGATAGGCTCACCATTCTCATCGAGCACAGGTAGGCCATTTTCATCTTTCATGATGTTGGATTCCTCTATCTTGCGCTTCTTTTCCTCATAGAAGGCTCGCTGGTCAGGAGAAGCATAGCCGCAATCTCCACTCTCCCAGTCATGCACCCAGATGGCTGGTCTGGTTTCTTTTGTCCAGATTTCCAATACCCGGTACTTGCCTACTACTGAAGAATGGGTGAAATCATCTATTCCGGCATACTGGGCTTCACCAGTCGGGTGATAAGTCTGTTCGGGCGCAAAATGGTGCTGCGTCTGTAGATAGATCTCACTGAGTTTATTAGCCTCTTCCTTGCTTCCATTTGTAAAGGTAGCAATAATCTCTCGCCAAGTTAAATCATGAGCCTCAGCAATAAATTCCACATCGCTCAGGTCATACTTAAAGAAAGGTGGTAAAGCTAACTTAAAGATGTCTACTGAATAGTCAAAGATACCATTCTTGCCATCCCTTCTGCCATAATAGGTTTTCATGCCTATAAAGGCAAAGCAGCAGAAGGCGTAAAACATTCTTGCATCTAACTCTTGCCTGTCGTTCAAGTTGTCGTTCTGACGAAGATATTCATTGAAGAAACTGATATAGTCTTCCTCGTTTGGATCCACGGCACTACATGTAGCAGTACTGCGCTGCTGGCGCACAAGACCTACGAGCGAAAGAAGTTTGTCTCCGATTACATCGTATTCCAGTATTGGCATACCTTTCAGTTCCATATACTGCCGGATGGTAATCTTTCTTCCGTTCCATTCTATCAGCTCTTCCAACTGTCTTCCCATCACAAAATCTTGCGCTCGCTTCCACTTCTTTCTCAGTTCTGCACCATCATAGAAGTATTGGCAAGCCCATTGCAGCAACAGAAGATTGCTTTCGCTCTGCGTAAACCGCTCCCGGCTCACTCCTTCAAGTGAGTCGGGTCCAGGCTCTGCATAGTTCGATATGTCATTTATTACATGATTGTCAACCATAATTCTTAATTTTTCGCCAAAAATACCGCATTTTTCTCGCTTATTAGTGATAAGTTGCGCAACTTAACATTACTTTTCCATATTTTCTCCTTATTTTTGTTCCGCATTTCAATTTAAAACGTTTTAAATCATGGGTAAATCAATCAATGTACATGAAGCTTGCGTCATTACTAAAGATGATAAAGGCAACTTGTCTCTGGTAGGAAAGGCAAAAGAAGCCCTTACCTCCTTAGATAAGCACAAGGTTGCTATCCACATCAAACTCTGCGATAGCAAAAAAGATGATGTAGAAAAGTTCCTTCAGGAAAATAATGTTCCTTTTACCTCTATCACCGCAAAGGGGGAATCACCAGAAGGTAAAGATGAAAAGGGCGAGAAGAAGAATGATTCTACAGTTACCGTTGTTCCTAGATCCAAGTTCGTCACGCTCGATGGCGATTGGTCCTGGTGTTTGGATAGCATCGTCCAACGGCTCTGGGGCGAAAAAAAGAAGGAGAATCCGAAGAGTGAGCAGCAGCGCATGGATGACAGCATGGCTGATTACATACGCTGGGCATCACCAAAGAAAAAGGAACCAGAGAATGCATCTGGTACTTCTCTCGGATAACATCGCTCCAACATCTTCAATTTTCAAAATACGATCTTAATCTTTTTTTAAAAAATAAAATTTATTTGGAATTTAGAATTTTACGACTATCAAAAAGGGACTCGCTGTGAAGCAAGTCCCTTTTTCTGTTTGTAGAAATATAGAACATTTCCTAAAGTGAAGTAGCCCGAAGGCTACTCCATTCCGTTCAGCTTTTCAAGCAGCTCCTTTCTGGTATTCCGAATCTCTACCAGTTTGGCAGCATCGTTTGTACCATCCATTTGCTTCTTAGCCTTATTCATCTTCCTTCTTGCAGCAGAGATAGCCTTTCTAACCGCAAACAGTCGCTTGTTGGTCTTGCTGTTCTTAAAGGCATTTGCCTTCGCCTTATCAACATCCTTCAAACGCTTATACTCCTGATAAGTCTCCATGGTTCCGTTCCAGACGTTCTGTATTCTCCAGTCCTCCGTCACGTCCTCTGCCTTAGCCTTCATCAGGTACTTGCTTTCAGCCTTCTCCATTTCCTTCAAGTCTTCATCACCGTTCAGATAGCCCTGCACCATGTCTAAAGCCTCCTTCTGGGTGAAAGCCTTGTAATCACTCTGCGAGAGGAATTTCTTCATCTTCTGGCGCATCTTCTTCTTTTCCGTGATACTCTTGGCAGCATCAAAGCGTTTACTGGCCTCCTGCAGCGAAGTCACGCCATCTTGCATTTCTGCACTCTCCAATGCCTTCACGCTTCCGATGGCAGCCTTAATCTGAGCCTCAGCATCAATACCATTACGCTGGCAGCTCTGATAGGTCATCACCACGCCCTCCATGTCACCGCTAAGGATAAAATCCTTAAAGTAACTCTGAGCCTTCCATGGCGAAAAGCCCTTACTGGAAGGGAAGAAGAAATCCACAGCCTTGAACTCCTTGTTCTCCTGGCTCGGAATCAGGAAAGGTGCCCAGTACAGAGCATTCTTGTGAAGAAGTCCAATGGTTTTACCCAAAGACTCATTTCCTACAAGCTTTCCATATTTGCGCTGCAACTCCTTATCTGAATGGCTAGCTCTATAAGGACTTAAATAATTATAATCATCCAATCCCATTCTTATCAATGGATTTGCCTTGCCCACCAATCTGTTCACAAATGGACCAGGGATTTCAAAATCACCCTTTTCGTTGAAGAAGTACTCAGGAACCTCCCTAAACTGCTTGCCATGTCTGATATACATTTCCGTACCATCCGCATATCTGCCTAAGAAAATCTTGCTCTGCTGTCCAAGACTGTTGCCTCGCATCAGATAGTCATACCACTTCATACCATCAGGATAAGCAAGTTCATACATACTCTTATAGCTAGGGTTGGTCTTCCTGATCTCCTCAGCCTTCTTGCGCTCCTTCTCCTCGTCCATGGCACAGAAGGCAGCATTGGTGCCATTCGCAAAAGCCTCATAAAAAAGGAATCCTATAAAATAACAGATTAACGCAGAAATCTGTCTTTGTTTTCTTCCAAAATATTCTGGTGGAATAGGTTCTTTTCCACGCGCTGCAGCCCATACATGATTATAATAGTTTTTGAAATCTTCCAATGTCGCCTCGCTATAAACAGAGCCAAAACCAGTCATAGCCATAAAATGGCGAGTTGTGGAAACGTTCCAGTCTGGAGAAAGCAGAACTCTGCCAGCAATTTTAAAAGTTCTCTGACTTACACCAAGTATATCCCAGTGCTGACCGCCAAACATATCGTTCACAAACTGTCCGTCCTCGTCCAGGGCTTTGCTCAGTTGCTCGTCTGTCCAGCCATATTTCTTAGCACGCTCCTTGGTTCTATCAGCTCTCATGCGGTAAGAAGCAAGTTTCAGTCCATCATGAATGAAATCCCACAAAGCCACATCCATACCTTTGTTCAACATAGATACCATCTGAGTAGCAATCTCAAAAGGAATAGTGGCTGCTCCAGCTGCAGTTCCTATATTTCCTCTTTCTTCCAACTTTTTTTGTAGCTTTTGTGCAAAATCACGTAAGTTATCAAACATGTTCTGAACATCTGCAGCAGCATAGTCGTTGGTTGCTCCAAACTTCACCAGATGGCTAGCTGCCTCTTGAAAATCCTCAGGATTGGCAAAGCAAGGCAGCTGATGATTTTTAATCGTATCTACAAAGATATACTTCATAAAGTTGGCCATAGCCTTCTTGGGGCCAAACTCCGCCATGTTCTGTACCATATATACCTCGGTCAATGCTCCGGCATGGAAACCACTAAAGCCCAACTCCAGCTTCTTGGCACTCGATGCAAGCGTATCAAAAGCATTCCAGAAAGGAGAAGACTGATAAGTCTCGAATACTACCCCAAATATGTCTCCGGCACTCGCCTCTCTATAAAGCACATTCTCCTTGCCAGTAATAGGATTCTTCACTGTCACCTGCTTAGGAGATACATTATAAACCCATACAAGTCCCACGCCCGGAATCACAAAGTCCTTATACTGCTCCAGGTTAAAAGGTGTCGAAGAAGAAAGCAGCGGGTCGGAAGAAATAATCTCTCCGTCCTCATTCCGCTTTATCACGTTCAATCCGCTCAACTCCTGCAGCATCGTCTTGTTAACCCAAGCCTCGATATTGCTTCTGCTGTAGTAAGCCATCATCTTCGTGATGTCGGTAGTCTTAGGTACAAGTCCCACGCTGATACCCTCCATCAGGGTACTGATAGTTCTCGGCTTCTCGTTAGGACTTTTTGTGCGCTGTCTGTTCTCCACATACATCGCATAAGCCTGCTTGTCGCTCTTCTCTTTATCCCAGATATGGTTTACATAGTCGGCATTATACCCAGTGTCCTCTCTTAAGGTGTGATTATCCTTCAACCAGTCGTAGGTATAGTTATACCAGTCACGGATAGAATCAAGGGTTGCCTTCATTTCTGGCGAGAGATTCTTGTAATCGATACCCTTCGGCACAATCTGCTGCTTCACCAGTGGCAATACATGCTTGCTCAGGATGTCCGTACCGTCAATAGGCACAAAGCCTTCCTCGCCCTGGTGATTGGCATTGATAGCCTGAGCCATCTTGCTGGCCACATCACTCACAGCCTGAGGATCATCATAAACCTTCACCTCCTTGTCGTCTTTCAGTACGGTATGCATCTTGCCTGTCTCAGCAATCAAGTCTGCCACAAAAGGCTGGATAGCCTCTACATCAGTTGGCTGGATATGAATATGTCCCTTGTCGAATGCACCTGTGGCGTTCAAATCATGCGCCAGGTCACGCAGTCTTCTAGGAGCTTCTATTATATAAGGTATAGCCTCAGCCAGCTTTTCTGCCCGGTTCGGCTTGCCCTTGTAGTCAGAAAGCAACTTGTCGAAAGCACCGCTATCAGCCATCTTCTCGATTCTGTTCTTCACATCATTGATATAGATGGCATCGTCTGCACTGGCCTCCTCCATATTCTTGCGTCTATGAATCACGGCATGCTTCACGGTCTTGGCAGCGCCCTCCTTGCTCACGTCCGTACTGGTCACCTCGGCCAAGTCCTGCATCACTTGCTGCTCCAGTGCATCAGCCTTCGGATTGGTCTCTGCCGGATAAATCTTACCCTCATACAAGTCCAAATCTGCTTGCTGCTGCTCCAGCAAATCATGTTTAGCCAACCAGTCCTCATATTTACGTTTTACTTCCTCCTGTTTTTTCTTTTCGAAGTCAAACATATCAGGCATTGGGTTCTCCTTGTCGGCCATAGCATCGTTCCACTTCTCCCATTCCTTGTAACGAGAGAAAAACGCCTCGTCCGTCTCGCCTTCCTTGCGTTCCGGCTTAATCGGCATTTCGTCACCCTGCAGATGATGGCTGTCACGCCATTCTTTGTTAAGGCGTTCCCATTCCTTCTTACCCTCGGCATCCTTGTCGAAGTCATAGAACATAGGTGGCTCTGGGTCGTTCTCGTCCTCTCTGGCTTCCTTCCATCGCTCCCATTCCCTCACACGCTTTATGAATTGGATGGCACTTTCGCCCTTCTTCTGGCGTGGTTTACCCTTACCAGCGCCATCAGATAGCGCATCCTTGATTTCAGCATTGCTAGCCTGCTTCATCATGGCTTCCTGCTTCTCCTTAGGCATATTGTCCCAAACATGGAGAGCCTTGCCAGCCTTCATCAGGTAGTATCTCAAATCCTTGTCATTGAGAAGTCCCGGCACACGAATACCCAGCTTCTTAAGCACCTTGATAAGATAATGCTTAATCTTGGTCCAAAGAGAAAAGTCCTCAGCAGTCTTAGGACCCTCCTCAGCCAGTCGGGCGATATACTCCTGCGTTCCCACATTCATGCGGTCAGGGTTCTTCCAGTCCGGATCATATTTATTGGCAAAGTCTATAATCTTGCCTCGAATATCCTTACCTACGGAACGATAAAAGAAGTTGGCAAACTTTCTCACGCCATCTTCGCCACCAAGAAGTACTTCCATACCCTCATGGCCTATCTTTTCATGGAAGACGGTTCTCTGCGCATCATTGCCATCCTCACAGTTCGGCAGATATACGTGAACGGTATGAGTCTCAGGGTCGTACCATCCCTTGGCTCCCTGCTCCACCTCTGAGCGATATTCCTCAGGCACATCATCCAAAGAAGAATAAACTGTAGCCTCAGCACCACCTAGCTTATTGGCAGTATTCACCACCGAATCAGCGATTTTTCGCTCATTTTCAGCATTTTCTGCTGTTTTTTCTTGCTCAATTGAGAAAAAGTTTATACCTTTGCCATCAGAAAGGGGTGAACCAGAAGACGCTTCGGGCGTAGGGAGAAGGGAGTTCTTAATCTCCATGACTCGCTGGTCAACCCCCTTTTTTGTCTTATAGTAGCTTTTGGCTGTAAGATTACCCTTCTTATCACTATAAATCTCCGCCAGATTTAATGTACCATCCTCAGCTTGCTTCAAGAAGAAGAAAGCCTTGCGATTATCCATCTTCTCGATGCCATACACCACTTGCTCAGGATTCATGATAACATCCACCATAGAGCGCAAATCTTCCTCTGTCAAAGGAATATTTCTTCCAGGATCCTTCTCATTATTTCCGAAGTGGTCTTTGTTCATGTGCTTCAAGTCAGAAGGATTCAGAACAAAGTCTATCTTATCTTTCATCTTCAAGCCCGACAAATCTTCTAGGAACTTCTTGCCCTCTTGCGTAAGAGTACCTATAGACTGAGGTTTGCCATTAAACTCGCCACTCTTTGCCTTATTAAACAGTTCCACCACCTTATCCTTTGCAGCCTTCAAGCCAATTGTGGCAGAGCCGAGACGAGGTTTCACATTAGCCTTCTTACCATACACCTTGGAATAATGCACACCATCATTCTCACCTCCTACAATTCTTCCTCTGTTATCGGTCTCCACAAACGGCACACCTCGTTTCTCTAACTCTTTTCTCAGACTTGGAGTAACCACATTCGAAGGCATAGTGATATTCTTGCCCTTGAACATATCATTGACGATAACATCAGCCACCTCGCTGTCAGGCACAATACGCACAGGCTTATCCCAACGAGAAAGTACCACCTTGCGCTTGCCTGTCAGCTGTCCTTGGATGATACCAGCCTTCCACTCTACTTCGCCCACGGCATCCTTGGCTTTATCAGCCTTGTAGCCACTGGTCAGCTCGCTCTTTGGCACCTCAACCTCTACTGTTACGATGTTAGGGCGATTCTGAGCCTCGCTAAACTGGTCATTCAGTGGAGTGCGAGAAGTATGAAGGTAAGGATTGTAAGCAGCCTTAAGCGACTTACCATTACCCTTGTTGAGGGTAAACATACCCTTATCATCAGCAAGCTCTGGTCGCTCGTCTGCCTGTTCCCACTTACCGAGTTCGATAGGTTGCACAAACTTGCCCTTCACCTTTGCAGCCATCGGTGGATAGAGTTTTCCATCCTCGCCTACCTGCATGGCACGATAAACCTTCACCGTGTCTTCCTTATCCAGCTTCTTGATGGTCTCAGGGTCTTTCACAATGCTATAGCTAGCATCATTCCCATTCATCACGATCTGCTCGTCTCGGTTCACGTCCTCAGTCTCCTCAGCCAATGAGTTTCTGCGCTCCTCATCAGTCATACCCAAACGCTTCTCCACATTTCTCGATTCTACCTCACCTGCCAACTTTAGGTATTCTTTGTAAGAATCAAAGTCAGAGCGTGTACTTTCATTCAGGCGAAAACGTTTGATGGCATCATCCATACTTCTATCAGCATAGCCACGTGCAAAGTAATTGAACCCCTTGATACGTGTTTCTTTATCAGGAAGTTCATCAGACATATCCAAATCCTTATATTCCTCAACAAGGGCTTTTTCTACCTCCGATTGATTATACTCACCTCCCAATTCCTTGGCCTTTTCTTCCAATTCATGAGCATAAGCACGTGCCTTCCACTCGTCTTGCGCTTCCTTAAATTCTTTTTCCATTTGTTCAGGTGATCCACCTTTTCCAAAGCCCTCTATATACTGGATAGCATGCTGAATCTCGTGATTCAAAATACTATTCATATATTTCAGCTCATCAGCATGAATGGTAATGGTGTTGGTCTTGGCATTATAATTACCATTTGAAGGCATATCGTTCATAATGGCATCCGTTTCAATACGCACATCCTTCAACTGAGGATAAGCCTCAAAGAGTCCAGGCGCATCAATGACATTAGTAAGTTTACCATCATTCCAAAGCATATCGTCATCAAAACGCTTAACAATATTACCACCGCCAATATCCTTCATATCCTTAATCTTAGCATCCGGCATTTCATATCTCCACTTGCCATCTACACCTTTCTCCCAACCTGTAGCCATCTTGATAATCTTGGCATTCTTTTTTGACACTTCCATTTGCTTAGCCACATCCAGGTTATCCATGCGGATAGTTTGCTCCTCAGCCTTATCAGCCTCAGCAGCTCCCTTCTCTCCAGCAAACATGAATCTCACATCGCTCTTGCGAGAATTGAAACGCTTAGAAGGAGGAATAACGTCACCCTTATCATCATAGGTAACAAGGTCGTTCAACTTTCTGTTGTTCTTGGCATTCTTATATTTATACTCCTTGCCATCATCAAAGCCAAACTCGTTTGCGTCATTACCGTCCCACCACAGTTGATTAGCTGGCACTTCATCTTCAATGATACGATATTTGCCTTCCAGTCGGTTGTTTCCATGAATATCGGCATACTTCTTTGAAGGAGTAACCCAGTCACCATTACGCAACTTACCTTCCTTCACAGAAGTAGGAACGGCACGATAAACCTTTACCTTAACATCTTTCTCACCATTCTTAATGGCATCAATAGCCGTATTGATGGCTTTTACAGATTCCAATCCATGAGGAGTGTTCTGCGAATAACGCTCAGGATGAGAGAAGTAATCATCCGGCTGAGGAGCATAGCCCAAGGCAATATCCTCCAGGTTCACATCCGAGCCACTGGATTCCCAATCGTCACGTCTCGCCTTGTCACTTTCATACCCAGGGTTTCCCGGTGCAGCCCACGCACCTACACCTTGATATGCGCTTTCGGTATCATCATAGCCCTTGCGTCTGGCAGCCTCATCAAGCATTTCCCTGGCAGTAGCATCATCCCCCTTGGCAAGAGCATCCATATACTGCTTGTCAAGTTGATCATCAGAAATCAGAGAAAGTTCCTCCAAGTGCTTTTGTCGCTTGGCTTCCTCTTCTTCTGCTCTCTTTCTTGCAGCTTCCATGGCGTTACGCTGCGCCTCCACCTGCTTCACGCGCTCCTCTATCATGGCATCAACGTCACCAAAGTTCTCCTTCAAGGCTTCATTTACAGGCTTGGTGTACTTAAGAAGTTCCTTTAAAGAGGAAATCTTATCTTCATTTGCCTGCAACAGATGGCGTTTGATATTGGCTCTGGCACGTGCAGCCTCAGCAGTAGAACCCTTCTTAATAGCATTGGCATACATCGCCACATCAGCCTCATCAACCCCAAACTGCTGAGATACAGCCTTTATTTTATCCTCCACAGATAAATTTCCACCATTTCCCTTGGCAGTTTCGATATTATTTCTTATCTTTGCATCGCTATGAGGATTCAGGACGCTATCCTTTCCGCTTGGGTTATTTGCGGATGGAGTTAATGCCGAACCTTGATTCTCGCCCAAGGAATTAGAATCGCCTCTGAAACGATTCCATAGCACTTTTGATTCCGTCAATTCTTTCACAACTTTCGAAGGATCTATTTGATGTGCGCTAATCGCCACTTCCTCTTCACCCTGCTTTACTGTTATGGATTCATAGTTCAGAATCTTGTTTCCATCAGCCTTTTTAAAGGATTTGATGAACAGATATTTAGTCTGTCGTTCCGCACCTTCTTTTGGTGCAGACTTCTCCAAGATAACGTCAGGACGCTCCAAGGTAGGCTTCAACAAACCAAATCTTTTGATTCGGTCGTTTCTTCCTGCCTTTTTGTATTGGTTTTCACCAAGTTTGATACTGCCAATAGGAGTAGTAACACGGCTATCCTTGCCAAATTCTTTCTGCCAGTTCTCTTCCGTATGCTCTAGAATCCGCTCTTGCTCAGCATTATCTGCCATCTGTTTACGCAGCGAAACAGCATCTTCCTTGGTCATACGAGATTTCACGTTACGTGGGTCTACCCCATTCGCCAAGTCTCTCAACACAAGATTGCGAATATCCTCCAAGGTCATTTTCTTAATGTCCTCAGGCTTCCACTTCGTAAATGTATCAAGAGTCCAATACCAGAACTTCTTCAGCCACTCCTTCAACTTATTGATAACACTCAGTTCCTTGGCTGTATCAAGCGGATTCTCCTTGATAGCATCCTTAGCCATCTGTTCCAGGATGGCAGCTCCGTCCTCACCAGTCAAACGAGCAAAAGCCTCATCGCAAATCTGCTCATCTGTCAGATGATTATAGTTAGGATCCTGCTTCAAATCGGCAAATAGCTGGGTCTGCATGATGAGTTTATCACCATACTCTATAAGTTCCGGATTCATTTTTTTGGCAGCAGTACGCCAAAGATGTTGATACTCATGAATAGGAGTGTTAGGATTCAGATGCTCCTGGTTCAGCACAATCTCCTTGCCATCAGTGTAGCCATAAACTACACCCTTACCCTTCAAATACTGCACTCCCGGCTCAGCAACAGCCTTCAACTGTCTATCCAAATCCTTATATTTCGCAAACAAGGAATCAAGCTTATCTTGATATTTTTCAAAGGATTTATTCCTGCAATCATTCCAAACATCATCAGGAATATCGTTTTCAGAATCCAGTCCATGCTCATCCATGTACTCCTTCATCAGCTGATTTTGATACTCCTTACGTTCCTGCCCGGTTGACTTATAAGCCTCCTCAGTCTCCTTCATCTGCTTCTTCAACTCATTCCTCTTATTGGTCTGCTCGTCAATCTTATATGGATCAAACTCCGAAGGGAATGAGCCAGTAAGCCCAGCCACATTGTCCTCAAAACTCTTATCAAGATTGAAAACCTTGTAGTTACCCCACATAAGTTTATTATAGTAAGAACGCTCCTTTCTAGCCAGTTCCTGCTTCTCAAAGTATTCCGGCATCTTAATCGGATTGCTCATATCCACCACGGCATACTGCTTCCACTTATCCGGGCGCAACTCCTTGGCAAAGTTATAAGCATTCTCGGCAGCCTGCTTCTCCTCCGGTGTCTTGATCTTAAATCTCATTTCAGGCTGATTCAGCAGCATGGCAAGATTCAGATTATCCTGTGCCTCAGCCACCTTCTCCATATCCTCATTGCTAACCACCTTCACCGGAATACCAGCCTTCTTAAGCATAGTAGATACGGCATCATAAGCCACCTTCTGTGCCTCCGTCATTTCAGATGGCTCCACCTCCTTCACATCACGATCAAATTTTGCCTGTTCCTTCTGCACCATAGCATACTCCGCAAAAGGCTTAGTCTTGCGGTCAGAAGACTCCAGCCACTTGTCAAAGGTAGCCTTAGGCACAGAAGTAACCTTACCAAGTCCATTCCAGCCCTTGGAGTAGTTGGCAAGATAAGCCTCTGTAGCAGCCTCCTCAGAAGGATAGCCATACATCACCTTATGCTCGTCAAACTCACCAGTCTCTGGGTTCACCTGGTCAACAACATAAACGTTACCATCAAAAGTATCAAGGTCTGCAGCGTCATTGATGAACATATCAATATGGTCACCATCAACGCCAATTTTACCAAGAATATAGCCATAAGTATCGTGCATGGTCACGCTCCAAGGCTTGCCCTGCTCGTCCTTACCGCTGCGAGTCACGCCCTTTGGTGTTTCTACGGTATAATCGTAGCCACCAAAGGACAAATGACCCTTTTTGTAGTTTCCTGCCTTCTTCTGAGCCTCAGTAGGTTCGGTCTCAGTTTCGGCAATGGCACTCTTTAAACGTTCTCCGAAGGATGCTTCTTGCGGTAGATGTGAGCCTCGAACAGCTGAGCCTTCGCCAGGTTCCATGCTGCTAACCTCTTGTCGCCCTTTGCGTCCGCTATCAGAGCCTTCTCCAATCTCGGACTCAGAAGATGCTTCTCCGTTACCAACTTCTTCGCCTTGGCTATTTCCTTCATCAACTCCTCTCCGTGAAGAGTCGCTACCCAGGCTACTGCCTCCTCCATATCCTTCTTCATTGCTTCTGTCATCATAATCAGCTAATTCTGGTAAAATTGATTTGACATATTGTTTGTACTCTCGTTCACGATCCTCAATCTCCATCATACGGTCAAATTCAAGTCCATTGATGTGATCAAGTTCGCTTTCAGACGGCAAAGATAACGCTTTTTCGTGAATATACGATTTATATTTCTCAATTTCTGCCTGTCTTTCGATAATTTCACGCTCTTTCTGTGCCTCATAATACTCTTCCTCGCTTGCAAGTTCATCTTCTGCAGCTGCTATGCGGTTCATCAGAGCCACATTTTTCATTTCCTTCACGCTGTCATAAGACTTGAACATATCAAGAAGGGTATTACGAACATCCTGGTCGGTATATCCCATATCCTGCAAGTTTACAGGAAGGTCATTATATACTTTCACAGCAAATTCGTTAACCGACATACCGGTTCCTTTCTTGGCAATAAGATAATTGAACTTATTAGAATCATACCCCTTGCCAATACCAAACTTAAAATTACTCTTGCCCAACTCATATTGAAGAGATTCCGGATTCAAGCTATGAGGACTCAAATATTCTGATACTGCCTCTTCAAGAGTCTGAGGAGTCAAGTCCGTAATATCAACAGAGGCATCCTTGTATATCTTTATTATTGCTCCAAGGTCATTCTTCTTGATAGCATCAGACACAAGAACCTTACGCTGCTCAGAAGGAGTCATACCCAGTTCCTCCATTTCCTGCTGGCTAACTTCTGTTTTATAAAGTTTGCTGAGTTTATTAGCTTGTGCCTTCAAACCCTTTGCTGCAACCGACAAATTAGACTGCTGAGCCTCCAGCTGAGCCTTTGTTGTATTCAATTCCATAAGTTGGTTAGGGTCCAGCTCTGTTTCGCCATTGATATACTGATCCAGCATATCATTCACACCATTTATCTTGCGTTCCACATCCTCCTGGGTATGATAGATGTCCTTGCGCTGAGAGGTAATATAGTCGGTAGCCTCATCCATAGTAGGATATTGCTTCTTCAATTCCTTATCATCAAGTACGAGCACATGGAAATCATCAGATGGCACGATGGCTGTTTCATCAACAACAGCCTTCTCCACCTCAGCCTTGCGCTCCTCCGTCATTGCTTTCACCTCATCAGGAGTCATCACGCTGTTGCGGATAGTATTCCAGTTCTTGAAACGAGCATCAAGATCAGCAATCTGCTCATTAACCAGACTCAACTCATCCTCCACCTTCTTAGCCTTTTCCGGGTCAAGATCGGCATTTGTATCAAGCCAGTTCTGATATTCAGCAGCAGCCTTCCTCTTGTTGGCAAGTTGAGTCTTGATGTCATCACGGCTGCCATTAACCAGATTCAAAAGTTTGCCATGGTCTTCACCATACTGCTCCTGCAAATATTCAGCAGCCACCTTTGCGTCTGTATCTTTTGAAGAATAATCAGGATGTCCCTCGCTCAATCCCACGATGCCTTTGGCAAATCGTTCCTTCTTGTCAGCCTCAGCCTGAGAAACTGCTTTCTGCTCACGTTCATCGTCCTCGGCATCCAAATGCTCATTAATTGTGTTGTCGAGCGCATTCTTGCGCCATGCAGCAAACTCTTCTTTAGACAGGGGAAGATAATCTTTACCATCAGTAAGCACAATCTTTCCGTCCTCGCTATATCCGGCAAAGGTCATGTTGATATTAGCATCACCCTCCTCCATGGCAACTGTAACCTGGTCATTCGGCTTCAAACCGCTGCCATCAAACTGGCTGATAAACTGCTTATTTCTTGCATCCTTCTGCTGAGCCAAAGAACTCTCAATGTATTCATCAAGAGGAACAGGAGTGCCTTTCTCTATAATACTTGCTTTAGATACTTGCTTAATCGTAGGTAGTCCCTGCTCATCAGGAACGACTACAAAGGCTCCACCATATTCGTTATCTTTTTTCAGAAATACCTGTTTTCCGCTATCCAGAGTAGCTGGCACTATGTTTCCGTCTTCCGTCTGGTATGGCCAGAGCTGTTCCTTCAAAGCCTCACCATAGCCATCATCGGCATGCTGTAGAGCATCAATAGCCCCCTTCTTGGCATCCATTGCCTCTACATACTTACTGATAGCCTCTTTCTGTGCTGGAGTCAAACTACTTGCACGCTGAGCCACAAACTGTTCCATATCTCTACCTTCATTATAGGCATTGGCTACAATATCAGGCATCTTCTCGTTATCAGCAAACGCTCGCTTCAAACGTCCTGTAGCTAAATCACTATTATAATCGATAGCCTGCAAAGCCTCAGAATCCCCATTCTTATAGGCATTCTGTCCCATAACAAAAGCATCAGAAGTAATAACATCAGCAGATGAGTTATCTGAATTTGCTGTAGAAACGCCTTCACCTTGACCAGATGAAACATCGGTATTACCTTGATAAGGAGAAGGTCCCTCTGAAACTGGAGGCTCCTGGCCACCAGCAGAACCCTCAACAGGAGATACCGGGTTTTCGCCTTCAATCCTCTTCTGCTCATTTCCATGGGCAGTATTATAGAGATCATCCATCGTCTGCTTCATTTCACGTTTCAGTTCGATGGAATTGTAAAGTTCCTTAAGGTAAGACTCAACCAAAGGTGCATATTTCTTATCTTTCGACTCCAAAGCCTTACGAAGTGTACCGCGCGCCACGCCATGGGAATCCTCAAACGTGTTGACAAATTCCCTCATCACAGAACTGTTCTCCAAAGCACTGTCATAATAATGACGATAGGCATTAATCTGCTTCTGCTCCTCATCAGTAAGGATAATACCCTTCTGCTGCTTATCCATGATTTCCTTGATGGCACCAGCATTCTGATGAAGATAAACCGCTGCCTTATCCTCATCTGTCAATTTCTCACCCATATTATATTTCTGGGCTGCCTTGTTGTATAAGCCTTCAAGATGCTCCTGCGTAAATTCATTGTGGAACTCACCTTCCAGCACAGAAGCCAAACCAAGAGTCTTCTCATACTCCAGTTTCTTCTCATCATTACGTGCAGCATCATGAGAAGAATACTCCTTGCGGTCGATTACGCCTCCATCCTTATTATAGGTTTCCAAATAGTACTTACCATCGTCACCTCTATATACCTCGCTATCAATAACAGGCGAGAAAGAAGAAGGTCGTTTGCCTTCTACAACTGCCATCATCTTAGCCTTCAACACCTCCGGCACGCTCTTGTCGTTCATCAGGTCCATATACTTCTGGGTAAGTTGTCCATCAAGTCGCTGGGCATTTTCGCCAACCACGGTATACTCCCCGATGCCCACCTTCTCGAAGGCATCACGAAGACCATCATAGCCGAATCGTTTCAACTCGGCAATATCCTGATCTGTGAAGTCAAACTTCTTATTAAACTCCCTCGCATCCTTGAATCGGGCATACTTGCCCACAAAACCAGGGAAACCAATAGACAAAAGATTAGCACCACTCTCCAAGAAAGTTTCAGCCGCATCCTTGCCTGTAGGCTTAAAGTTAGGGTCATGCGCCATGCGCTCCAGTATCTGCTGCCCGGTCATGATACCGGAATCCACTACCTTTCCACCAACATCAGCAAGAATATTGGTAGCCAAGCCTCTGCCCTTACCTACCATGTTAGCGATGGTTCCACCCTGCATGATAGCACCTACGGCTGTCTGTTTAGCCACCTCGCCCAAAGTATTAGCGATAACCTTACCCACAGAAGGATTGTAAATCTTGCCATTCTCGTCAAACTGACCAGTGCGATAAACCTCATCAATAGGCTTTGAAATAGCCGACTGACCACCAAAGGTAACAGCACCATGCACGGCTCCACTCTTCAAAGTCTCGGCCTTACTCTTACCGATAAGCACCTTTGCAGCTCGCTCAGCCACCCTGCGCTCCATGCCCTTAGCCATGAGGTCACCAGCCAGTCTGCCCTCAGCCTTGGCAATCATGCTCTTGGTCAACTTGCCACCTGCTGCTCCCGGCAACCAATAACTCCAGGCATCACCTGCAAAGGTCAGAGCACCACTAGCCACGTTCTCCCAAAAGCCAGGTTGATACTGCTGATTGGCAATATCCTCCAGCCAGTTCTGATAGTCCGTCTGAACAGCCTTACGAGTAATCTTGCCCACAATAGTGTTACCCAAACCAGTCTTCATGATGTACTCAGCACTACCCTTAGGCATCATACCCTTAATCTCCAGTTGGTCGAGTTCATTCTTAAGAACAGAATTGATCATCGGCTTGAACTGCTTAGGATCACCAGTCAGACCGCCATTCAAGCCATATCGCTGCATCACCTTGAATGCGGCATTACTCATATCGTTCAGGAACTTCGGATTCCGGTAGAGATTGCCAAACTTCTTCTGCAAACCAGAAAGCACCTTTGCAGGATCCTTAGCCTCGTTTGCCTCATACTGAGCACCAAGAGCTGTACCCAGACGAAGATTAGCCGGAATATACTGACTTCCTTCCATTCCCTCTGTAAATGCCTTGCTACCTGCCTCCTGAGCCTTGTTGTACTCCTCCACTACAGATGGATTCACATATTTATTAATAACGCTAGAAAGAGCATCGTTAATGTCCTGATTCATCAGTCTGTCCTGTACATTCTCATCGTGAGAATAGAGGCGTGTTGCGATGCCCTCGGCTATATTGCGATAGTTCGGGCCATATTTGTTCACCAGACTCTGTACCATAGCTGGCTTCAGGAAATGAGCCACATAGTCATCATAACTGATACCCATGCTGTCTGCCTCCTGCTTCAACTTATCCTGCACGCCATGGCTATACCATTGCGCCCCGATACTCTGCTCAGCATCCTGCACCGTATCATCAGGCAAAGAAGATACTACCTGGTTGGTAACGTCCATAGCCGAACGGTAGGCATATCTGTGCAAAGCAGGCATCAACATATTCACTGCCTCCTCATTGCTATTGGCAGTACCATCAGCCAACAAGTCGGCAACCATATTCGCAAAGTAATCGCCCTCCTTATCCGGTCTCTGCTTCCAGTTCTCAATATAGTTGGCAAGTTTGGCATCCATCAACCCCTCATTATTCACCACACCAGTTGGTGTTGTAACAGGAGCCGTATTAGCTGATGAAGAAGGAGAAGTTTCTTCCTTCACAGGCTTTTCCTCACCTTTTACAACAGGCTGAGAAATCGCTGGCGATGGCTGATATGTTCCGTTGCTCGTCTGAACACCAGTAGGAATCATACCCAAGGCTTTTGCAATAAGCCCAGGCTCCTTGTCTGTTGTTTCCTGCTTCTTTGCTGGTCGAGCCACCTGCGGCTTAGTCTCAGTAGAAGCCTTCTGCCCTACACTCTGAGTCGTAGCAGAAGCATCTACCTGCTTACCACCACCAGAAGTAGATGGAGCTGGCTCCAGCACCATCTTGTCAAAGTCTGCCTGTGTTCCCACATCATACCCCATGTTCTTGGCCTCATTGTAGTACCAGTCACGGTCTTCCTTGGTGTTCAAGTCCTTTTTGAAGTCATCATAGCTACCTACTTCATAGCCATTGTTCTTGAACTCATTATAAAAATATTGTCTGTCTTGCTCGTCAAACATACCTTATCTTATTTTTTTGATTAATAATAAGTTACTTTCTTCTCCTTGATGGTGGAACCTTACTGCCACCTCTACGTGAAGGAGGTACTTTACTGCCACCCCTACCTCTACGAGAAGGAGGAGTCCGGTCTAACTTCATTTTAGCCCTAGCGTAAGCGGATGCCTGCTGGCGGTTTTTCTCGTTAGCCCAAGTTCCACCTCTGCCAGCGCTTTCTCCTGTAGCATTACCACCGATAGCCATACCATTGTGTGTAGCCCATTCATTCACATGTTTCTTAAAAACAGGGTCGTTCACATACCTGGTGTTGAAATCATCAGCCTCCTTCTGGTTGGCATTCCTCTGATTCTGTCCCTCTGTTTGCGAATTGATATGCCTAACTTGCGCTCCCTTAACGTTAACGCTAGCTTTATGATCAGCAGCTCCGGCATTGGCATTATTAGTTTTAGCATCAAGTAATTTTCCCTTCTTGCCTCTCAAAGCATCCTCTGTCTCCTTCTTTGAAACATTCAAGTCTGCAGCTGTAGAATGTTGTCTTGCAGATTGAGTCACTTCATCGACCTTTACAGGAGTGAGAGCATCCGTTTGGTTCTTCTGTGATGCACGATATTCAGCTAGTTTCTCATTTGCCTTTGCAGCAGCCTCTGCCTGCATCTGTGCCTGCTTGTCTTGACGGTCCTTCCAGATATTCACCATCATCTGGTTATATCCCTTGGCACGAAGAGCCTCAGTAGCCTCTCTTATCTTGCGTTGGCGATCAGTAAGTTCTTGTGCAGATTCTATTTTTTGCGATGGAGCACCTTGAACTGTACCAAAAAAGTTACCCAAGTGCATAAAAAGATTTCCCCATTGTTCCCATTTGGCTTGATTCTCTGCCTTCTTTTGCCGAGCTGCATTTGCAGCCACAGTTTTATCGGCATCACCAAGTGAAGAAAGCCAAGGCATGAAGGCAGACCAGTTTCCATCACCATTCTTCTGGTAATCCCTCATAATGTCATAAGGCTTCATCTTCTGCAAGATAGGATTCTGTTCTATCTCGGCATAAGGTCTGCTCCAGTCTATCTTGATACCTTGGTTAGGCTCCACCTTGGTAACTTCCTCGGTTGGCTTCTGGGCAAAAGATTCCTTGCCACCATTCCCAGTAATACCGGTCGTATCTATGGCTGTACCCTTTCCCGGTTCTGTATCAGTTGTCTGAACTGGTACTGCAACCTCCGGCTTCACCGCATTATCATCAGGGAAATCAGTAAAAGGAATAACGGCAGTAGCCGGGCGCTTAAGCGTTAAATCATCTAATATAAATCCCATAACATCCTCCTTTCTTAAATTGGCAATTTACTTGCAGCTCCAGCCAAGCCACCAGCTGCATCCGTGATACCCTTAGCAGTAGAAAGAGCCTTTTCCTTCTTGGCAGTGGCGATGTAGTTAGTCATCTGGTCTATCTGCGAATCAGCAGTATTCCACACATTTTCTTTGGTCTGAGCACCTTGCACGGCCGCCTGCTGCATGATATTACCCACCTGCTCCTGTGCCGCCTGCTTACTCAGCGCAACCGCTTCATCAGATCCACCACTAACAATATTGGTGTTCTTAGCGTTTGCTGTAGCATTATCCAATACCTTCTGGGCATTGGTCACGGCTACCTGATTCTCCGCTGACTGAGTAGGATCCTGATAATACAAGTTGTCACGATGATCCTTCACCTGTTGCATACGGTCTTGAAACATGTTGATATAATCATTATATCCCTTGTTTCTTGCTTTAGCTGCTAGAGCACCACCTACAGCAGAGGTCAGTCCACCAGCAATACTTCCAATTAATCCCATAAAATTCGAATTTTAATGTTTAAACTGTTCAAAAGTAATGCGTTTTTCTTACCTATCTGTGATAAGTTCCGCAACTTGAACACCAAGTTTCGTAATTATTTCCTATATTTGCACCCGAAAACTATCAGTAAACATTAAAAATCAATAGAATATGGCAGTAAAACAAGACAATAATAATGAGCCGAAGCCAAAGAGGAAGAAGACTGGCGGACGTAAGGCTGGCACACCTAATAAAGTTACCAAAAGTGTGCGTGAAAGCCTCCGTGATGCCCTTACTGGCTACATCAATGGTATCAATGAGAAGAACTATTCACTTTTCACGGATCTCATGCAGATTGACGAGCCTGCCGGACGTCTGGCGATGGTGGCAAAGTTCCTTCCATACGTGGCTCCAAAACTACAGTCAGTATCGTTCAATAATGATGAATCCAGAAACTTATCTGTGGAGGAATCTTTCATGCAGTTGGAAGAGAAATTTGAGAAACAAGAAACCACTATCAACATCAAAAATCTCAAAATTGTTAATAATGGCTAATTATAAAAAAATGGGTAGCCCTCTCTAAATTTTCTTCAACTTTAGAGAAGACTACCCTTGAATTGGTTATCGAGCAAAAACGCTCTATTTTAACTTATATTGGGTCAATTTTAATCTGTATTAACACAAAATAGCTATTTTATGTCCCTGACTCGTTCAAAGTACTTCGTCTGGTTCTTGGTGATATTCTTCACCTTAATCTGTATCGTGCAGTTCTTAGGAACAGTATCATTTATGCTGGCCATGAGCTGCTCTATTATCTCATCTGTGTTCTTGTAGCCCTTGCCATCCACATGAGCCACAACCTCGCCCATGAAGTATGCATCAGCACAGAGTTCAAAAATTTCCTCTACGTTTTCAAATTCAGGCACATGATACTCCTGCATTCGCCTGCTTGGATCATTGGTAAAGAAGACCTTCTCCACCACCTTCTCATTCAGTTCCCAAGCTCTAGAGAAATCTGGCTTCACATATCCGCTTGTTATCCTATGAGCTGTTGCATGATTCAGAGCAAAGCCAATCTCTGCATAGTTGGCACCAATATCATTCTGGGCTACTGTGGCCCAAGTGTGCCGGAATGTATAAGGAGTATAAAAATTATCATCAGGCATACCCAAATAGTTCTTACAGATAGCTTTAATAAAATGTATCAAATTCGTATCCATAGAACGATTAGTAGAATACATTTTATGAAAAATAAATAGATAAGGGTCACTTTCCTCAGAAAAATATTTCTCCAAGGTTGGTAAAAGCATATCCGGCACTCTCATTTCTATATACGCTTTATCATAACGACGCGTACTTGTTTTCTTTCTCTCATAGTGCAAGATTCCATCATAATAGTCCACCTTTTTCATTTTCATGAGGTCAGCTACATTGATGCCAGCCAAGCACAATATCATCTTGCAAACATCAAGGGCCAACTGCTGCCGTGGATATTCAGGAGTAACGGCAAAAAACTTTCTACACTCCTCCAGTGTAATGGCACGCTTGTGTGGACCTGCTTTTTTCTCTATCTTTATCTTATTCCAAGGATTGAATTTTATTGGCATAAGACCTGCCTCCTCATCATTAAATTTCTTGATACCTTCCAAATAAATACGCTTAACCAAAGAAGGATAATAATTTCTGCTACTAGGCTTATTCTCCATGGTTTTCATCCATGCTGTCAGAAAACGTACAGTTAAGTGCGAAAACATTACCTTATCAGTACCAGCAAAGTTTTCCAAATGTTTCAAAGCACTTTCATAAATTTGGCGTGATGAAGGCTGCAAAGAAAGTGATTGAAGATAAGAACGAGCAAATTCAGAAAAACAAATATCCTGTGCAGAAGTCAAAAGGTAATCTCTAACCTTATAAACAGACCAGTCAGTTATATCAAGTCTGTTCAATTTGTCAACCCAGCCATTTATTTGGCTCATACAGGCTGCGAGCACGAATGAGTCCTTCACCTCTTTCGTGCCCTTAACCAATCCTTTGTCTGTTACAAACTTATCGGTCTTAACTACCAACTTTTGACGGTTATGCAGTATTCTAATGTAAACTGGATAATAACCATCAGAACGTTTCTTTGAAACTACCACTTTAAATGTTGCCATATTACCATATTTTTTTGCAACTGTTTTGCAACATTACATTACACATGTCCTATTTAACGTGTCAAACGTAAAATTTTAGCACGAAGATAAGTGCTTATACATCAACACATTAGATATATATAGCTGATATTCAGATATTTATCAAAAACCATGATGTAAAATCACCGTTTTAATCATAACTATATTTTCTCTAACGTTTTCTATATCAACTCTTTCGTATCCTGTATTTATCTGATGAATTCAGCATTTATCTACTAAATTCTGCGTC